TCGCTCTTGGTGCTAAAGACATTATCCAAGGTCGTGGTGGCGAAGAAAACCGCGAGGCAGCGCTTCGTGATCGTACTAGCCAACTTGAGATCGCCAAGAAACTTGGCTTCGACCCTGCAATTCATGGCGACGTAGACACCTTCATCGGTTGGTGGCTCGAAGGAACCATGGCTATGGGTGGTTTTGGTCTGGTTGCAGATATTTTCTACAATGCTGCAACGCAGATGGACAATGGTGCATACGGCAAGATGCGCATGATGTCCGCCCTCGCTGGCCCAATCGTCGGAGACCTTGAGATGGTTCTCGATATGGGTGCTGGCGCACAAGCGCTGGCCATCGAAGGAGGAACCAACTCCAAAGAGCGTCAAGCTGTAAGGCAGGGCTTCGGACGTATTCCGATCCTCGGCGGCATTACATCTCTGAAGGAAAACGTAGTTGATGCGGTCGCAGGCGATCCAACCAGTCGGAAGAAGAACCCTTGGACAGACTTGGCCTTTGACGACAGCAACTGGAACATAAATTGGAATGATTAAGAGACTGCAAAAGAACTCGATCTATGATCGCTTTGACCTAGACCACGACGGGACAGTATCAGACGACGAGCTGGCTCAAGCAAAAGAGATGCTTGAGCTGGAGCTTCGTGAAGAAAAGTTCGACCAGCAGCAAAGAATGGCATGGGTCGCTATGGCGACCATGCTCGTCTTCACGATTGTTCTGTTTAGCCCAATCATCTCAGAGGGTCGCGTCAATGCTTTGGCTGACCTTCTTGGTCTTTTCTACATCGCCCAAGCGGGCGTTGTCGGGACGTACATGGGAGCGCAAGCCCTCATGCACAAGAAGTAACCTCAACTAAACTCAGGAGAACCCATATGCTAGACGCACTGATTGGACCAGTAAGCACACTCCTCGATAAATTTGTCGAGGACAAGGATCAGAAGGCAGCCTTGGCGCACGAGATCGCCACGATGTCTGAGAAACATGCACAGCAAATCGCTCTTGCTCAGATCGAAGTGAACAAAGCGGAGGCTGCGTCTGGGTCGTTCTTTCGAGGTGGATGGAGACCAGCCGTTGGGTGGACCTGTAGCGTGGCTTTCGCATGGCATTTTGTGTTGCAGCCGTTTGCTATCTTTATCCTGACATACGCAGGAATGGAAATCCCCACCCTTCCAGAGTTTGACATGGGCGCACTAATGACAGTGCTTGGCGGCCTTCTAGGTCTTGGCTCTTTACGCACATTCGAGAAATTCAAAGGAGTATCAAAGTGAAAGATGAAATCCTCAGACTTATTGGTGAAGCAAAGTCCCAGTCTCAAGCTGGGCTGAAGTTGAAGTCTTACTCCGCAGCCCTGTTTGTCGCAGGTGTTGTAGTTGGTGGCATCGTGTTCTGATGGACCTCGACAGCATCAAGACTTCCATCGGTGTGGTGACGGCCTGTGTGGCACTCGCCACTGGGGGCTATCAAGCGGCTGATAAGTTTGGCTGGTTGCAGCGACCAATCTTAGAGTGGTCGCCAGAGCATTTTCAGATCACAGATGGACCCGCTGATGGCGAGTTCAAGGTTGCAGTGGCTCGTGAAAAGCTGCGAGATGACTGCACAGTGGATGGCTTCATCCTCGATGTCAGGGACAGCGAGTTAATTGTCCACCAAGGAACGCCATCAATCACTACATTCATGGGGCCAGCGAATAATCGCGTCGATACGTTTGCGTACACATTCACCTTTAATGACCCAGACATCGTCGCATCTGGCGAAGCAACTCTTATTGCGTACATCAACTACGGATGTCCAGAAGGTAAGGTTGTTGTTCAGTACCCAGACCATCCGAACTTGCGATTTACAATTACAGAAAGGTAAGTAAATGCCATACAAACTAGGAAAACGCAGCATTGATAAGCTCGAAGGCGTAGATGAACGCCTACAAGCTATTGTCAAAACAGCCATTGGCTTGAGCAAGCAGGATTTTTCTGTGATCTGTGGGCTAAGAACTATAGAGGAGCAGCGCAAGCTCGTAGCCAAAGGGGCAAGCCAGACGATGAAGTCGAAGCACCTTGAAGGTTTGGCCGTAGATTTGATGGCATATGACGCAGACGCAACACCCAAGGGACGATGGGAGCTAAATCTCTATGACGAGATTGCAGACGCCATGGCTCAGGCGGCTCGTGACATTGGTGTAAGTCTTCGCTGGGGAGCGGCCTGGAGTGTCAGTGATGTTCGTCAATGGAACGGCACAATGGAGGACGCGATGAACTCTTACATAGACCTTCGCAGGTCTGAGAGACGTCGTCCGTTTATTGATGCTCCCCACTTTGAGCTTGTTGAGTAGGCATCGCGAGTTCTCCACCGAGGGCTGAGTACGCCGCCTTATCGACCCAGCTATCTTCGTGGTCAATGCTGGACAGAAGTCTTGACGTCTTAACCCAGTCCATCATCAGCGCAACGTGAGCTTCGGTAAGTTCTCCGTGGCTCACTCACGCTGCTTTAACAATCGTGTTCCACCCAGTCGCGATACGATTGAAGTTAGACTGGGCATTACCATACGCTTTTGCTCGATCACCGTTGATTAGGTCTCCTGCTGTTACGAGAACTTTATCCCTATTCATCATGTTTCACCTCGTAATCAACAAGCCATTTGAAACGCATCTTTAGTGCTGAGATTTCAGTCTCAATCTTTCTGATTTCATGCTGTGCTTGGGCTACGTCTGAGCGGACGCGCTTACGCTTATCTCTTGCACGACTGATTTGATCGTGCGTCTCCTTGTCGGACCCGCCATTCGCACGAATTTCTTTCAACTCGTCGATACGTTCCGAAATGGAAACAATATCGTTATTCATCTCAGCAACATTGTGCATCAAGGATGATCGTTGATTTGAAAGTTCTTTGAATTTTTGTAGTAGCTGCTCGTATTTCATCCAGTTAATCCCTCGGCAAAGGCTCGTATCGCTCGTAGTCTCCGCACACTTCACTGGCAGACTTGTCGTGCTTCTCGCAATGCCATCCGCCAGATGGATGTGCAGACGCATGGGAACAAGTCGGGCATTCGTTTGTGACGTCTGTGTCACCCCAGCAAACGCCTCTCTTAAAGCAGCCACGGCATCTCCAGTCTGTACCATCGGTACTGATCTTCTTTGCATTTCCGAGAATTGCTCGTTCAATTCTTTCTTTGATGTGCGCAAATTCAAATTCATCATACTTTACGATCTCCGCATGGTAATCACTGTTGTTTTTATTTATGGCTATAAACAGTGTCTCAGTCATATCGGACATTCCCATCATCATCTGGACCTGTCCGAAGTATTGTGGGTGCGAAACTTTCACACCACTTTTCTTAAATTTGTTGAAGCTGGCATCATTCATCGACTTGATTTCCAAGACGCGCACGACGTCATCACCAAGTTCAATGTGGCCATCCATGTGGCAGACGATGTGGCCGCCCCATGCTTCGTAGGTGTGCTGCTTTCCAGTCAGCCCATCCACTTCCCAGACGTGAAGACCTGCTTTCTTCTTTAAGTCTTTGACGACTTCGTCTTCGAGGATATGGCCCAAGCTGAATATGCGCTTGAGGCGAGGGTCTGGCTCATTGTTTGGAAATCCACGCAGGCTGAAAGCGATAAGGGCATCGCAGGGGTTTCCGATAATTGACGCGCCAATATACCGTCGGGCTTTTTCTTCTCGTTTGTCATCTTCGTAACCCTGATCTATCGCGAAGACTACTTGTTCTGCATTCTTAGCCAATGTCTTGTACCTGCCGTTAAAAATGAGGGGGCGATTTGCCCCCTCATACTAGAGTTAGAATGGGATTTCGTCGTCCAACTTCTCTGCGCTGCCTTTCTTTGCAGCTTTATCGGCAGCGGCTTGTTCGATAATGAACCTTTTCACTTCCGTTTGTTGGCGCTCAACGCCAGAACGGTCACGCCATGGCTTGCCCATACCAACATAAACCTTGCACTCCAAGCCTTTCAGGCTTGAGATGTCGCCAGGTTTGTCTGGGTTGCTATGTCCAGACGCAGTCAAGAAAGACTTCAACTGGCGAAGGCCAATCTCTTGCGCGTCGGCGCTTGAGTGGAAGACATTAAAATTAACTCTGATGTCACCCTTCCCGCCAGTGTCTTGCAGGTCAGCAACGACGCGACGATTATTGCTCTCGCCAATCGTTTCCACCTTTGCCTCTACACATTTTACTAGATACTCTCCGACTTCCAGACGACGTGAGCCGCCCTCGTCTGCTGCGATATTGGCGAGATCAAGATCGCCAAAGCCATTCCATCCACTCATTTTTCATCTCCTATCTTTTTGTCAGATTGAGCCGATTGATACTTCTCCCACTCCTCATCTGGCATCGCCATACGAGACAGGAGTTCTGTAACGTCATCCACCTTTTCGTATGGCTTCAAACGGTTTCTTGGGTCACGGACCTTTCCATGCCACCCACTTGCTTCGTCGGTCACGACGTAACGACTGACCTTCGGAAGCCCCTGTTCATTCTTCTCTGTGGTTCTAACGCCACATAATACATGGTCGAATAGAGCAGGGATTTGCTTAGAGACTTTCTGACCTTTGACGTGTGGCCAGTATTGGGTCACGCCATTGCCGTCTTGCTCCTCTGCCGCAAGGCAAGTCACATAGACGTGGACGTCTAAGTCTCGTATCCATTTCAACGTGCCAAGCATTAGGCGGCTATAGTCGCCCCACATTTGGAAAGCGTTGTTGTTGTGCTTGTGTTCTTCTTCGAGGTGTTCGACAAGACGCTCTGCAAGCTCAGTGATACTGTCGATTGCGATCCACTTGTACTTGAAGTCACCTTCTTTGATTGCCTTAACAATCATATTGCAAATGCCACGGTAGCTGAATGATCCACTCTCTGGGTCGTGATTGCCATCCCAAGAAGAGAACGGAACGTAATCAATATCAACGTCTTCTACAGACTTGAGGCCGCTTTCGCCTGAGATAATCAGACCTGGCCCGTAACGCTTCTGGTAGTAGCGACACTGATAAGTCTTGCCGAAGCCATGGTGTGCATAGAGCAGCACTTTAGTTGGCCCATCCTTTGTGATGGACGAAGTCTTTGGGAAATTAAACATGTGGGATTACCTTGATTTTCGGTTTGTCTAAGGTTCGAGTGAGAGCATGCTTGAGTTGCTCTTGCTCACTGTGTGCAAGTTTGACGAACTTGCGTTTGTCCACGGTCATTGAGCGTTTGACGTAGTCAGGCAGCTCATTTGTTCCGAAGATTTTCTCAAGCTCGTCTTTATCCCACGACCATCTTTCGGTGCGGTTGCACAAGACTTCATATGTATCTGTGGTGTACGAGCGTTCCCCTGCTTCTTGTGGGAACAAGTGAGCCATCTCACCTTCGAGTTGTTCGAGTTTGGTTTTGAGTTTTTCTATATCTGCTGACACCTCTAGGTGTTGCTTAGCCATCTCTTCCAGTGCTATCGTTCGATCCTCTGGCTTGGGCGTCGCCCTGCCTATGGAACTAACGATATTCCATTCGTCGCTTTCTATCATGGTTCCTCCTCGCGTTTACCAGCTAATTGACGTTTGGTTCTTGCGTTGTGTGTAGTTGTATAATATATACTACAAGGTGTCAACAACGCAGGAGACAAATAATGGGTAAAAGACTAAACATTGCTGCCCTAGTCTCCGACCTTGGGGGTGCGGCTAAGACTGCTGAGATAGCGGGAGTGGTTCGGACTGCGCCATATGGTTGGATACGGAGACATTATATAAGCAGTGAAGTTCTTGAGCGCATTGTTGCTGCCAAACCTGACCTTGACCTTAACTCTTACTTTCACGAGGTAGACGACAATGACGGAGAGCAAATTAGACGCAGCTCTTGAATACCTAGATAGGGGATGGTGTGTCATCCCCATCAAGGGTGACAAGAGACCCGCAATCAAATGGGCAGAATTTCAAAGCAGACACCCGACCCCAGAAGAGGTCGAAGACTGGTGGACAAAATGGCCTGACTACGACATCGCACTGGTTACTGGGGAAATCAGCGGCGTT